AGGATTTATGAAACCAGAGGGCGTTGTGGTATTTCACACGGCTGGCAATGTTGGCTTTAAAAAGACTTTGGAAAAAGACGAACTTCCGAAATCAGTGGCCAAAAAGCAAGCGGTCTAACACTAAACTTAAGGCGTAAGCACCCACAATGATATAAACATTAACTAACCCACTTTAAGATAAAACGCGATAATAGGCTGGGTGCTTATCGCGCTTGAAGTTGTGGTTAGGTTTGGAGACTGAAAAATGGCTGCTGATTATTATATGGGCAAAGGCATGATGATGAATTATGGCGAAACCTACGAAATGAAAAAAGAGGAGCTTGTTAAAGTGCTTGATGAGTATGTTGAAGCACTAAGACGGGTGGAAGCCGAACGTGATGTGCTGCAAAAGGAAGTTTTGAGATTGAAGTACCCTGATGCTGACCCATTCGAGTTAGATTTACTAAATAAAACCTAACACAGAATATGCGTCACTAATGATACATATGCAGATATATATCAAAAGTGACGCATAATCATGTGTAATATTAAAATAATTACTCCAACAAAACTACAAAATACCCCCAAAACAAAAAAGCCGCTTATCTAATTAAAGATAAGCGGCTGATTTATAACGAATTTTTGGTAGACGTAACTGGACTCGAACCAGCGACCCCCACCATGTCAAGAATACAACACCTTAGCGTTAACATACTGATTTATAATAAAAATCTCATTAAAATGCTATGCAAAAAACGCAAAAAACGCAAAAAACGCAAAATAAAACACTTTTAAAAACAAATAGATTTAATTTGTTTCTCCAGTTGTAAATTATTTAAAAAAATCTGTTTTAAAGCTGATTGTTTAAATCAGCCTTACCCATATAAACACTATGAGAAAACACCGCGAGCAACTGTGCGAGCATAATCAGCATCTAAAACAGTGGCAGGGTCTCTACCGCTTGTGACTAAATTTTCAATAAACGAACGATAGAACCGCCATTTAACAGCATTAGCAGAGCCGACAAACGTACCAACATGACCCATTTTCTGTGTGCAAGCTGAGAAGTCTTGTGTGTTCGCTGTGCTAACTGCGGCTGTTGCTGAGATAGTGCCATTAGCTGATTTTAACCGCGCTGTTTGACCACTTGCGTTACGCCAAAATGCCAATTGCACGACTGTACCGTAATCACCTGATACTGGAGTAATCGTCAAATTGTCAGTAGATGCTGCCGCTTTTTGTCGTCTAAAAGAAAGTAAGCCACCTGAAACCTCTGCAATTAACAATAAATCAGCAACTGTTTGATAGCTTGCTGTGTCTGCCGCAAATTGCATCATTGCTTCTAATATGCCCGATGAGTTCCAGTTTGCAAGGGTTGGCAAACGAACATACATACAGTATAAAAAGTATTGACTGCCTGCACCTGCACCCCATAGATTAGACGCGGCTGCTGCATTGCCTTTGACATAAACATTGCTTGCTGTTACCGCATCAAACACAACACCATTACCACCAATTGTGACTGTTTGCCCACTTGGGATAACTAGACTGCCATTGTTGCCCGACTCGTTAATGTTGTTAACCGCTTTAGCATTAGCAACGGCTGTTGTTTGGTCATAGCAATAACTGTTAGCAATATCAAACAGTGACAACACGCCACCATTTGCACCAAACAACAACTGGTCACGTTGTAAAGTGGCTAATGAAGTATCAGTACACGCCTGATTTAACGTAATTTTTAACATAGCAATCTCTCTTTATTGAGTAGTTAGTAAACGATAAACAGCGTCTGTGATAGCACGTCCGCCAGTGTTTGGGTCAGGGTGAATCAAATCTGCTGCAAACCACGGTCTAGCAGAACCATAAGCGTATTGTGCGGCTGTATCACCAAACACATATTGTAAGTCTAACCAAGCACAATTGTTGATTGCTGCTAACTCATAGGCTTCTTTAGCGTACAAACTCATCGCGTAAGTATTGCTTGTTCGTTGATTTTCGCATGGCATAATCAATGCAATATCTGCAAACGGCAATGCAGCTCTAATGCGTGTAATCATCGTTTGAATGTTTGTACGGTATGTAGCTGTGGCCATCGAGCCGCCTTGGTCATTAGTGCCAAGCAGTATTGTTACAAGGTTTGGTGCAAGTGCTGTTAGCCCTGCTTGCCAGTCTGTTGCACTGACACCTGCCCACTGATTCGATGCGCTACCTGTGCCGCCTAATTTATGCACTCTCACGCCGTCAGTGGTTTTTTGTACATCAATACCGCAAATCGTTGTCGTGCCTGCAACATTCTCTATTTCAAGAGTCCAAGTTCCAGTCGGTACGCTTGCTAATGATGATGTTAATAAACCTGAGCCTGCGCTTATATCTAGCGTAGTCCACGCACCCGCATTCCAGCGATAACGGATATTCCCCGAACCACCCGCGATGTAAAATAAATTAACTGCCGAGACATTGCCAGACCCTGAAAATGTGGCTGTAATTTTTTCGGCTGCTGTTGACGTGTAAATGTCTGCAATATCGGGACTAACGGACGAGTTGTAATGCGTTGACCATCCTGTTGTCAAAGCGACTGATACCTCATTACTAACATTACCATTACCACCAGACCACGCATTAGATGCACCTCCGAAGCCCCATCCAAAACCTGTCCAACCTGCACCTGCGTCACCAAAAGCTGTCTTTAGTGTAGATGCTACAACGCCTGTATAACGGGTTTGTGAGTGAGTCCAACTATCGCCAATCATTGCAAAAACTAATTGTGTTGATTCTGCTAGTGCGCGTTTACGCAATCTCATGCGAGTCTCACGCAAGAACCACTCGCCCCATGTGTAGCGTTTTGGTGAGCCGTAGGCTGTTAGGTTTTGACTTAAACGAGTATCTAAATCTGTACGATTACCACGCGCTGTGACAAGCTCTGTAACAGTCAGTTTGCCAGTGATTGTGCCATCTAAACCAATACTAAAAACTATACGTCCTGCACTATCAACAATGACTGCTAGATAATCTGAGCCGCCATAGTTTGTATCAAGTAGGCTTGGGTCTAACGAAAAATTATAGACACCTGTCGTTGCTGATTGCGTAGCTGACAACCCACCACTCGCACTAACGCCTAGTTTGCCCGTGATTGTGCCATCTAAACCAATGCTAAATAATTTACGCCCTGCACTATCAGTAATTGCTGCTAATAAATCAGATGAGCCATAAAACTGGTCGATGACGGCTGCATCTAGTTTTAGCGTGTAAGTGCCGTCTGCGATTCTCGTTAGTGCAATGCCGCTTGAGGCTGTCACTGGCAGTTTCCCATAAACAACTCCATCCATGCCGATATAAGCCAATGCACGTCCTGCGTTATCAACTACGGAGTATAAAACTTGTTGGCCATTAACATAAAATGGTTCAGTTGGGCGACTAATAAAAGATAAAGCCGATGAGCTTGGGTATGTTGCTATTAATAATGATGATGCAGCATCAAAACGTCTATATTCGTATGCTGCAATATCGCCAGAACCTTGTACTTTGAACGCCACACCATCAGCTACTGCTGCTCTACCTGTTGGCTCATCAACATAAACACCTGAGCCAATAATAGCAGCATCTCTAGCGGCTTCGGCTGCAATTACGTCTAAACCAGTAGCAATAACATCGGCATTTGTAGCAATAACATCTAAACCAGTTTGTACACGGTCTGCTGCTGTAGCTAAAGCGTCTGCTGCTGTAGCGACTGCATCTGCATTAGTAGCAACAACATCTAAGCCAGTTTGTACTCTATCTGCTGCTGTTAAAACCGCTTGTTCTGTTGCAATAACTGCCTGTGCGGTGGCTGTGGCTGCGCCACTTGATGCCTCACTTGCTTTAGTTGTTGCTATAACCGCTTGTTCTGTTGCCGCTTGTACAACCAACTGACTTGTAGGAGGCACAGTAACTTGCGTAATAACTCGCGCACCATTTATATTAACTGTCATTGCGTAATCTCCCGACTAAAACAAACATCGCCATACATTAAGCGAGTGACCAAACCATCTGTAAGGGTAATTTTTAAATCATAAACAGCTAAATAACCGCTTGCTGATACAACCGTATCTGTGAGCGTTCCCTCGATAACTCCTGCCGTTACTGTGCCTGTGCGTGTTAAGGTATCAACCAAGCTATCAAGCATATCAGCAGCATCAACATTCAAATTAATCACTGTTGAGTCAGTGATTGTGATACGTCCGTTTGCCGTGCTAAGTGTCAAAATTACATCACTGCCAACACTGGCGCGGATTTCCATTTTTATGGTTGCGCCTGATATATCAATAGGCGTACCGTCATCGGTTGACCATGTAAACTGATTTGGGAATGGGCTATCTGCGCCTATTTCAAAAATCAAATCTTGACGTGTTGCTGCCATATCGCCCCCAAATAAAAAAGCCCGCATAAGCGACCTGTGAATAATTAAGTTTTTAAACTATTGTGCCGTAGCGTGTGCCTGTTGCTGTCCATGTTATGTATGAGTTGCCGTGTACTGCATCGCCTAATGCACCGCCTGTTGCACCTGTTGTAATAGGGGACGAGCCAACGCTTCTTGTCCCATTGCCACCATTACCTGCTGCTGTATTGTATTTGCCCCCTGCTCCGCCTGTGCCGCCATCAACATTGCCCTCTCCAAAACCACTTAGACTTCCACCAACTCCGCCCGTACCCGCTGTTGTTATTCCTGCATCTGTGCCGTCTGCACCATCGTCTGTTGTGCCTGTGGTGACTGTTACATGGCCGCCAATTCCTTTCACACCAAACGGCCAACCACCACCACCACCACCACCACCACACCCTAAACTACCGCCATCACTTCTTGACGCACCACCACCACCACCACCACCAGCTCCGCCCGTGATAACTCCAAGTGAGTTATCTATACTAATTTCATAATCAGCTAAAATCGCATTACCGCCATCCGTACCAACTGCGCCATTCTCAACAATCGTCCAAACTCCTAAATTGTTCCTTGTTGCGTTGCCCCCATCACCACCATCACCCCCACGCCCTGCCACAACTGCGCCTGACTCAATAACTAAAGTTAAAGTACAATCGGCTGGCCATGTGCTTGGGTTTGTTAGTGCGTAGTTGCTCGTTGTCGATGCACTAATCAAAACACCTGATTGGATAATAAAATCAACAAAAATCCCTATACTTGGCGCACCATATTCATTAACAAACACATCGTACAAATTCACGTCCAAATCATCGGCACTAATGTAAATCGTGTAAGAATTGCTTAACGGTATCGCTGTGCTGACTTCTTGAGCTTTGTATTTAATGTCGTCTCTGTCTGTTGGTTGTGCGTAGATAATTTCCATCGGGACGGATTCATTCACGCCCGACAAACTTTGTATCTTACGCGTATTTGCATAAAACAAATCACCTACTTTTAATTGCAAAGCAGGGGTTAAATTAAATTCTAATATGCGCGGTGGGTTACGGTATGTTTTTAAAAGTGAGTCAGATAACGCATTAACGCGCCCTAAGCTCGTCTTTTTAAACCAACGGCTATATAGTTTTCTTATTGGGTTTGTGCCGTACTGTAACGCGCTGCTTGCGTCTGTGTCAGTGGTAACAACACGCTGTTCGTAGTTTTTTAAATCATCTAGTTTTTCGGTTGGCTTTTTTTGCGCAAAATAAACCAAAACAGTCGCTATTCGTTGTGCTGTGTCTGTTTTTGCATCAAGTGATTTAGTTAAAAAGTGGTTGTCATCGCTTAATGTTGTTAAGCCTTCTGGCAATGGCTTAACGGCTCTAAATTTAATCTCTTGGTCTAGTTCGTCCCACCAAATACGACACAAGCCTTGCTCTGTTAGCTCACCAAGCAGCGTATTTATGCCTGTTGGCTCGGTTATTTCGGCACTCCAAATACCTGCTAAATAGTCTGTTGACTCTGTGTTCCATGCCGAATAATCAATATAAGCTGCATCTACGCCCGTATAAGTAGTTAATAATTCGTAGATAACATCATGAATTTTTTCATTGCTAAACACGCCAACTAATTGAACCGTATCATCTAAATTGTGCGCTTCGGCTGTGGTATTGCTTTGTGCGCGTGTGACGGTAAAAACATCACTAGAGCGTGTAAAACTCATCACTTCGCCACTAATCGACACCTTGCCGCTACTTGGGTACTCTGCCCCAATGCCGCTTGGTGACACGGTAAAACTGGTTGCGCTGTCGGTAATGTTGGCACTTAAAACGCCATTGCTAGGCAAGGGGAATAGTGCTTTTTTGTCGTCTGCTAGTTTTAAAATGTCTTTTGCAACGATGGTTACATCATCGTTTTTACTTATACCGTCTAGTTTGTCAATGATATACACACTGTCAACAAAGTTGCCAAAATCAAAAACGGAAGTGAGATAACCACGGCGCACCCTAAGCACACGATTCTCATAATATGGATTACGCGCCTTAAACTTTCCCCAAAACGTGCCGCTGTTTGTGGTGTCATAGGTGCGCTCCTGCCAATATGGGTCTATTTCTGTATCAGGCCATGGGGCATCAAGAAAACGTGCCGTTACGCTACCGCGCACACCCAAGCCTTTATTGGGTGTAATTTCTTGGCTTGCAAAACTGACGCTTTTTAATAGCGGTATTGTTGATAAACCAATGGGCAAATCTGCGTTTTGTTCACTAAATAGGTAGGTTTTGGTTGTTTTGTCAAAGTTAGCAGTATCATTACACGTTGAATAAGTGTTGTAACATTTAGCATCGCCTGTCTCTGTTGCTGTACACGCGCCAACACCTGAGCGTAACGCGCAAAAATCCATGTCTAGCTCAATAAAAACCGTTGGAATATGCCCTACTTTTACTGATTCGGTGCTGTATGTCATAGCACACCCGACAATAAGCAGTTGACAGGTATGTTGATATTTTGGCGGTAATTCTCGTCTATTGGGGCATCGGGTATATCACCGTCTGTTTCGCACCAACACGCATCACTTGGACGGTCTGTATGATTCCAACTAAACAAAAACGGGTATCTTTCAGCGTGTAAAATAAACGGCTCAATGTTTTCGCGGTACCAATTGGCGGGTACAAACTTATTAACAATGGTTGTTTTTGCCCCATGCGACACAATCGCCCGACCTGCAAACTGTCCGCCCTCTGTTTTTTGGTTAATAATCGTATTTTTGCGGCCATGCTTTGGCACAACAAAACCTGACGGCATACCACGATACAAATTAAAGGCTTGGCCAAACATCAGCACACCACAATAAAATCCTGTGGCACTCAAACTAAAATACACGCGCCAATGGGTTGATGACATCTCATTAAACAGGCTTATTTTTAGCTCGTTGTCGGTTAGGGTGGTTGCTGTTGTGGCATCAAGCCACGTTGCGCCGCTATCTGTTGAGTATTGCAGTTTAACCGTGCCGCCTGTTGTGCCTAAATTATGACGATAAATAGCAAAATAATCGGCTGTGACTGCACTACTAAACACGGTTGTAATGGTTTGTACGCCACTTGCCGTTGGCGACCAATAAGACGTAGTACGCCAATCGTAAGCATTGGCCACGCTGTAGCCGTCTGCTTGGGTTGTAGCTGTAACGCTAGTAAGTAAAGACGATGTAAGTTTATTGTCATAAAAAAGATAGGCTTTGCTCATGTTGATATAAACCTTAAATTATTAAACTGTTTATTGTCGCCTAGTGCTTCGTCAATAAAATCTATTAACTGTCGGCCTGACATCATGCGGTCTTCGGGAATGCGGATATATGTTGTGCCGCTGTTGGCTTGTTCGGCTTGGCGTTGGTCTGCTTGGCTAGTGGGTGATAATGCAACGGGCAAGGCAGGTGGTGCGCTACCTGTTACCGTGCCACCACCACTTAACACGCCTTGCGCCATACTGCCACCCATGGCCACGGCTGCGGCTGCGGCTGCAACACCCAATGCTGGGCCTACAATTGGAATCGGTGCAAGTGCGGCATAAGCACCCATCGCGGCACGATAAGTATTTACGCCAATCTCATACAAGGCTTGGGCTTTTTGAATGGCTTGTGCGGCTTTGGCGGCTTTGCCTTGGCCTTGCGCCATTTGTGCTAAACCTTGGCTAAAAAAGCTAACAGTTGCGGCCATTTGACGCTTGCGAGCTTCTAGCTCCATATCACCATTAGTAACAACGGCATTAACGCGGTCAAGGTCGCCCTGTATAAATGCGGCTATAAAGTCTTGTTGTGCATTTAGTTTGTACACATTGGCAGAGTCAATTTGTGCCAATTCGCTATCAATAAACTCTACCCATTGCGCGTCTGCTATCGTTTGCGCTGCGTCAACTTCAATAAGCATTGAATCAATCATGTCACCAAATTGAGCCAGCGCTACTTCTTCCTGAGCGTTAAAATTAAAGATTGATAAGTTTTCGGCATTGTTGATGCCTTGATATTCGTCTTTTGCTAGGTTTAAGCCGCCATACTCGAAATTATCTTTTGTTTTATCTTTTTTGTCTTTTCCTTGTGCTGCTCTTAATGCTGCTAATTGCTGTTCAATTTTTAATGTATTTGCTGCTTTTTCGGCTGCATCAGCTTGTACATCGGCTGATTCTTTGGCTTTTTGTGCTGTGTCTTGCCACATATAACCAAGATTATTTAGTGCATCAGTGGCCTTTATATTGCCCGAATCATCATTCCAAATTGCTTTTGCTTGTGCAAACTCGCCTGTAGCTGCGCTTGCAATAATTGCACTAACCTTTCCTACAGCATCGCCAATATATTCAAGCTCGGTAACAGTAAACTTAAAGCCTGTGTATAGCACTTTGATTGTATTTGATAGCACCCATGCCGCACCTTCCATTATCTTTGTGTCTTCTGCACCCTTTAGCATATTTGCGCTAATTTCACCTAATACTGGTGATAGTTGTGTGGCCAATACACGCCATGCGCCTGTAGCTGCAAAACTCATTTTATCTAATGAGTCGTTGATTTCTCCTGCCGCGTTTGATGCTTCTGTGCTGACAACTAAATTAAAGCGTTCTGCTTCGGCTGTTAGTTCACGGATTGCAGCACTACCCTGATTAAGGTGTGGCAATAATGCAGGCCCCGCGCTTTTACCCAATACATCCATCGCTAAGGCTGTTTTGGTCGCCCCATCATTCATGCCATTTAGTACGTCACTAAAATCTAGCATAACATCAGCAGCATTACGCATTTGCCCGTCTTGCTCGCGTAGCTTAATGCCTAATGTATCAAATAATTCTGCTTGTGCTTTGCTACCTTGCGCGGCTGCGTCCATGTTTTCGGATAGTTTTTGCAAACCGCCCGTGTAGTCTTGCAAGGTTGCATCGTTAAAATGCAAAGCGTATTCCATTGCACTTAATGCTTCGGCTGTGGAGTTTGCACGTGCTGCAATGTCTGCCAAGCCATCGGCATAGTCGATTTGTTCTTTGATTCTGTCCTTTATCATGTCAACAGCAAAAAGACCTGCTAACACGCCTGCTAGTTTTTTGGCATTTGAACCAATATCGCTCATTGCCTCTTGAGCGGTATCTTGGGCATCGGTCATGCCACGGTCAAAGGCGGTGCTGTCGGCACTTAAGCTAATGTGCAAAGCACCAATTTGTACACCACCTGCCATAATGTCCTCTCAATAAAAAACCCACCGAAGTGGGTTATTTTTTTTCTAAACGACCAAAAAAACTCTCTATTTGAGCCTCGATTTGATCTTCCGATAACTCTTTTTTGTACTTTGGCTTAAATGGCATAAAGTCATCCGATGCTTTAGCCGCTTGATTTCTGCCACGATTAACATTAAATGTCATCGCTAACAGTTCAGCATTGCGCCTATCAGCCCTTAACTCACCAAAATGCGTTAAGTTAAAATAGGCTTGCCATGTACAAAACTCGGCAACATCCATTGCTGCCTTTAACTCTCTAACAGTGCGCCCCAAATGTCCTGCTAACAAATACCAAAACTGTTCTTCAGGACGCTCTATTAGTTTTTTTCTTCGGTCTCAACACTGCCTGTTAGCATTTTATTGATTTTGAGCGAAGCATTAATGACGCGCTGTACTGCTGCACCATGCAATTTGCCAATGTCGTTAAAATGCTCAGGACTAAACACAAGATTGCCGTTGGTATCAATAGTCGAAAAAATCAAAACCATTGTGCCAAAGCCTTGCGTTTTATCTTCCTGCTTTTCTAATTGCTTGCGCCAAGCATTGCTCATTTGTTCGCGCTGTGCGCCAGTCATTACACTAACGCGCAACACAACACCTTCGCCAAACTCAGGACAAGCAACATCTTCAAAGGGCAATTGGCCAATAGTGGCTAAAATTGCCGATGCTAGTGGATTACTCATAATTAAGCCCGTGTATATGGAGACGCGCCGCTAACTTTTAGCGTGACTGTTTGACGTAAAATATCGTCCATATTTGACGATGGTTTAATGTCGGTAACAATGGCCACAAATTGACGACTATCGCCATTACGATATAAAAAGCGATAATCAACAGGCGCGCTTACTAACAAGTCATCTTCTAACAACTCTTGCGCTGTGCTTGCTTCGTCAAAAATAATGTCTAACTCAACATTACCCGACTCAATTAAGTCTGCACCTTCAAACGCCTTGTATGGGTCAGGGTTTGCACCATCAAATTGGTCAATTGTGGTTACATCAATAGTGCCACGGGATTGATTAGGCGGTGTCATGCCTTTGCAACCTCCAATGGTTGTCCATGTTAATACTTCGGAGACTAAAGCTCCGCGCTGAAATTTAGTACCTTGAACGTGTACGGTCATGTTGTTTGCTCCCAAATGACAAAACTAATCATAATAACGTGTGAGGCCACAGTCTCGTTATAGCTGTAGGCATCACTCAAAACCGAACAACTCGGTAAAGTGGTTTGTGCTTCCATTGCTGCAATGACTGCATCTTTGAGGCTTTTAACCTCATCGTAATCATCGGCAAAAAGATACGCATCAAATTGAATCTTGCTATCACCACTAAACCCACTATCAATAGAGTTTTCTTTGGTGCTAGTGGGTTCTGTGTAAACTAAAAACGGCTTGGGTGTGTCTTCTGGTGCGTAATTTGGATACACACGCGACTTAAATAAACTGCGTACTGTGTTATAAAAAACAGTGCTAGATTGCATTCTCTACTCCTAAACGCCTTGCTTCGGCTTCTATGCCATCGCCTAATAATTTGGATACTTCGGCCAGTGCTTCGGCTTTTTTAGATTCAAATGCAGGTTGTAAAAATCGTTGAGGCGCAATGTATTTACCGCTCTTGGTCTTCCATCCCCACTCTTGAAACTTGCCATAAAACACACGGCCATCGAGCGGGATAATGTATTGAATTTGACCAAGTGTGGCGCGTTTGCCTACACGCTTTTTTTCTTTTAATTTGCGTTTTAGGTTGCCTGCCTTAACAACAATGATTTTGCCTTTTTCTTTAAACTTGTGAGATTTTGTGCCGACTGGTGCGCGGTTCTGTGCTTCAACACGCACAATAACTGCCCCTTGTTTAAGTGCATCACCAATAATTACCTTGGCCACTTTTTTATTTAATTGACTGATAGTGTTTTCGAGTTGAGCCATGCCTAAAACGGTAACGTCTGACATTTTAAGACTCCTTGACACCTTCGCTTGTCATTAAATGCAGCTCTCTGTTGCGCTCTCCGATGTTGATTACTGCTTGGATGCTGTAGATTTTGTCTTTATATACTGCGCGTTGTTTGGCGTTAATGTCGGCACGATACCGCATTTTTATAATGCCTGTAACTTCGCTATGATTTTGCTGTGCTGCAAACAAAGACTTGCCCGACAATGGCACTATTTCGGCATTAACTGTGCAAATGGGTTGCCAAATAAACTTCTCACCGCCGCTAGAGTTGCGCGTCTCGGTTAGTGCTTCTATTGTTACACGATGACGAAGTTTGCCTGCTTGAATTGTCATTAGTATTGCACTCGATAAGGGTCAAGCAAGCCATCAATAAAGGCATAAGGCACACTGTTTACACCGTAAGTCATTACAGCTTCGCGGTTTTCGTACAGCGTAGCAATGTCAACTAATACCCATTGCTTGATGCTATAAGGCACACTGGCCGCATTGCCATAGCCCGATGTGTAATTAACAGCAATCGACTGTTCTACTAGCACCATTGGCATAATTTCGGGGACTAAACTGTTTTGGTTTAACCAATAATCATCGCCGACTAAGGTTGTAGTCGTGTCGTCATCATTGGTCACAACTACACTAACAATGGATTGCAAATTGGGGATAAGTTTTATTTTGTCGCCATGTTCGGCAACGGTTTGATACGTTTTGGTTATTAATGATCTGCCAATGTGATGCTCACAACGCTCTGTTGACGCATTGATTAAATGCGCTAATAACTCATCTTCTTCGCTTGAGTCTGTGTCTAATCGCAAATGCTGTTTAACAAGATTGACGCTAACTAACAACTCAGTTGCAGGTGTCGTGATAATCGTTTTCATACAAAATTACACATGACATAAATAAAAATGACAAACAAAAAAGGCGCGTTATAAAACGCGCCTTTTAGTTGGCTTATTAAGTTGCAGAGTTTTGGTAATACTTGATCGCACCACCCACATCAATCAAGTTACCACCGCTACGCGCCCACGCCAAAAAGCCGACTTGACCAAGTTTGGCATAAGCCGAATCTTCAAAACGGTGCATGGTATTTTGCAACACATCGCGCACATAGTAGCGGCTAAAATCACCAAACAACACTGACTTAGCATCGGCAGCCATGACAGGAATATCCTGATTGATGGTCACTGGGTAGCCCAAAATGGTATCGGGCATCGCATCGCCTAAACCATCATAGCCAGGTAAAAACACAGGACGGCCAGCATCGTCTTTTAACTTACGAATTTCGCGCATGGTTGTATCGTGCAACATAAAACCACATTGCGAACTCATGCGGTAAGCAGGGTCAACACTGTGTACCAAATCAATTAAATAATCATAAGTAATTGATGTTGTGTGACCAGTTGCGCCTACCTTTCCTTCGCTTGCTGCTGTCACAACGCCTTTAGGCTGGCTTGAGCCTGTGCCTGTTGTAAAGTAAGTGTTGGTAATACGGCCAATACGGTCGGTAATACGTTTCAATACAAATGCTTCAATATCAACAGAACTATCCATCAAGAGTTCAATCGGTACAGCAATAATTTTAGAGCTGAACTTATAAACATTAAGTGCTGTCGTACCAAATGATGGGTCGGAAGCTGTAGCAGTGGTATTTTCTGCAATCAACTCACCAACTTCACTTGTCCCATCCGAAGTTGGGAAGGACATTGGATTGCCTTGCTCGGTTTGTATGATTGTAGCCACAGCACGCACACCACCAAACGCTTTAAGAGCATCAGCAACAGTTTGTGCAATATCAGTTTGCACAGTGTAACCGCCTTGGCTGCCTGTGGTTGTGGACATGGTTGCGCGAATGTCAGACCAGTCTTGAGCAGACATGGCTTTGTCACCACCTTTTAACCATTTTGCAAATAGTAAGCGGCTTTTGGCAATGGCTGGATGTTTGTTGCGGGCATTATGCGCGGCGGCATCAGCGGCTTCTGTCGCTTCTTCTTGAGTTAAAGCATTGGCCAACTCATTGATGCGGTCAATTTGAGCTTTTGCGCTGTCAATTTCTGCCAAAAGCTGTTCATAAGCGGCTTGGTTTTCTTCTGTCCAAGCATTAGACGCGGTGTTTTCTACCAAAGTTTTGGCTTCGGTATGTTTTGCTTTGATTAAAGCGCGTAATTCTGCAATCGTTTTCATAATTTGTGAGTCTCTCAAATAAAAAAAGCCGCAAATGCGGCCTGTTGGCGTGGGTTAAATCAAACTAACGCAAGTGCCAAACGGCGTTTTGCGGCTTCACGGTCAAAATTTAAGGCTTGTGCCTCTGGTTTTTTGGGTGATTCTTGGGGTTTTGGTGTAGTTAAAGGGGTTGGCGCGTTTTTATAAACGCCCATGTTCCAGTTGTTTACAGTGTTTGCCACGTTTTTGGCATTTATCGCTGTGGATAACTCATCAATAAAGCCATAGTCTTTGGCTTCTTGTGCTGTAAACCACGTTTCGGCATCCATCAAAGCAGCTATTTCGGTGGTATCTTTGCCTGTTTTTTTGGCATAAGAGTTAGCAAGTGTGCCGTCAATCTTGTTTAATAGCGTAGCGGTTTTGGTTAGGTCGTTTTTGTCGCCCCATGCCATTGTCCATGCGTTGTGAATCATAAACATAGCACCCTCGCCCATTACTACCTTGCTACACGCCAAGGCAATGTAAGTAGCAGCACTGGCACACACACCATCAATGTGAGCAATAATTGTTTTGCCCGATTCCAAAATGGCTTGCTCAATACCGCGTGCAGCAAACACATCGCCGCCTGGCGAGTTAATGCGTAAATGAATTGTGCTTGCGCTAATGTTGGCCAACTCAGTAATGAAATTCATTGGGCTAACACCACCCCACCACTCCGCCTCCGCATCAGTGCTAACAATGGTGTCATATAAGTAAATAGTGGCTTCTTGCGTGGCGGCATCGTTCACCACTTCAAAGCGTCTTTGTGCTGCACGGTTAAGCGCATATAATTGATAAAGTTGTGCCATATTAAGTATTACCCATACTGACCGTCACGCTTGGCGCGGTGCTTGTGTTTAGTAAATCACCGTCTGTAACAGGTGGTAAGTTTTCTGCTTTGCGTACTTCATTAACTGTCATAAAGCCAGGTTCGCCTGCCCTGCCTAACGCTACGCGGTACGCATTAAAGCGACCTATGGTGTCGCCACGTTCTAAGCCTGCGGTCATAAATTCGCAAAAATAAGGACGCTCAAATAATTTATGGTTGCACTCTTGCTCAATACCAACCAAATGACGGCTTAATGTGTACTTAACAAAGCCAATACCCATTTGCTCAACGCCACTGCCCCAGCTCGTTGTATTGGTCGTGTGGCCAATCATAAAAGGCGGCACACCAAAGGCGCGGGCAATATCTTCAACTTGAAACTGGCGAGTCGCAATTAACTGTGCATCTTCGGCACTAATTGTTAATTCTGTTATATCCATGCCTTTGCCAAGCACACCAGGTTTACGTCTGTTACCTGCTATCAAGTCAGACCATGCGCTTTGAATTATATTTTTTTGGTCTTCGGTTAATTTGGCATCTTGCGTTTTAATCACAAACTCTGGCTTAGTGCCTTCGCCAAAAAAGTCTGCACTAAAATTATCAGCAGCCAAGGCAATGCCCCCTGCAAACTTTAACGAGTAACGCAACGGGCTTAGGCTACGCAAGCCGTTAAACCCTAAGCCACTAAAATGTAAAATGTCGTCTTGATCAATCGTTTCGGTAATGCCTGTTAAGCTGTTGGTCACAATATACAAGCGGCGGCTTTTGTTGTTTGGGTTTAAGCACACTTGCACACACAAAGGGTGCAGTGGCTCTAACATTGTTACATCATCGGTATAAGGTGTTACGCGGTGAATCCGCGCAAAGCCATCGCCATGCAAACACTTGCTTAAAATAATATAAGACCAAAAAGCACTGGACGAATACACGGGGCTTGCTTGTTGATTGACAAACCAACTATTTGCATGGTCAACCCGTTCACGGTCGCTATTGGCTGCAATGCGAAACACAGGCAAAGGCAAACTAGCCACCGCACCTGCAATCAATTGTATGCAGGCAAACACCGCGCTAATTGTCATCGCTGTGCGTTCGTTGAGGTACACGCCTGCGGTACTCATGCCACCCGTCACAAACTCGTTAAAAGAATCCATTGTCATATTAGTAGATGACACTGAATTTTTAACGGAAACAGCGCGGTGTCTTGCTTTTGCGTGTCGTTTTTTCATAATTAAAATACAGTAATAGAGGAAGGAATATCTTCGGTAAATAAATTACTACGGCCTGTCGCCATGATCATGGCAACCACGGGGTCAATTTTGCCGATTGATTTTTCTTTATCAGGCTTTTGGTTGCCTGCCGCATCACGCGCAAGCACTACATTACTAATCGCCCAGTTAATTACAGGGTCATTAGGATGTTCAAGCCGACCAGTTAAAATATCAATCTCAAGCTGTTTCATGGCTGGCGACATAGACAAAAAGCCCTGTCTAAATTCGACCATCGGCACATCTTCGGCTTGCAAGTTATTTACAATTTGTGTGGCGTTATATTTATCAAACGCGATTTCTTGCAAAGTTAAGCAACTCATCATGGCGTGTATATCGCGCTCGATGTAATCGTAATCTGTCACATTGCCTTCGGTTAATGTCAACCAACCAGCATCAGCCCAACGCTTGTACAGTGCCGCGTTTTTATTTTCGGTTGAAAGAGCTTTGTCTTCAGGCAAATAATGCTTGCCCCAAATGCGCTTTTTACCATTTGGCATATTGGCCACAATGACCAAGCTGCAAAGGTCACTTACGCTGGCAAGGTCAAGCCCAGCAAACACAGCATCCGCGTTTTTTAAATCATCAAACGTATATTTAGCCGCGCATTTTTTCCAGTTTTTGAGTGGCATCCATTTACGCGCACCCTTGACCCACATATCTAAATGCTTGGTTAAAAAATTATCTAAGGCTGATTGATCTTGTTTTGCTTTGTTTGCGGCTTCACGCAGTTTTTCTATATTGACCGATACGCCCAAGTTTGGATTTGCTTTAATCCAGGTACGCTCATCTTGCCAGTCGTCCGACTTTTCGTCAGATTCTTCGTATTCATCACCTAACTTTTCGGCTTCATCAAGCTGATAAATCACACCAAAATATTTATCGTCTTCTATCGTTTCTTCTAATATGCCTTTAACGTATTCATCTTCAACACGGCAAATTGTTTCTAAACCGCCAAAGCCTGCGGTGGTAATCATTAACATTAACGGCTGTTCGCGTGCGCCTGTGGCACTGTCGATAACATCGTAAAGCTCACGGCTTGGGTGCGCGTGTAGCTCATCAATCAAAGCCCCATGTGGGTTAAGCCCGTCTTCTGTTTTTGCATCAGCACCAAGCGGCACATACTTGCAAGACGTGCCATCAATAAACAAATTGTTGCGCTGTATCGTGATGTGCTTTGACAATTCTTTTGACTGTCGCACCATCATTTCACTTTCTACATGTATCAGTTTTGCTTGAGATAACTTAGTGGCTGCCGTAAAAATCTCGGCACCTGCTTCGCCATCGCCCACAAACAAATACAAGCCTATGCCTGCAATCCATGTGGTTTTGCCGTTCTTACGCGCCTTAACCGTAAATAAACTATTTCTGATTTTTTGAGTTAGGGGGAGTTTTTAGCCCTTTAATTTTGAGTAAAACTTATGTACACACCACCTAATTTAACGGTGGTGGTTGCCAGTCAACAACCACTCACCGAAACAACTAATAATGATGCTGAGATTCCAAACAGCATCAAAAAGTTGACACCGCGTGAGCGTAAAGTTTGGCAGCATGTTACTGAGTCATTAAAGACGCATGGGTTAATACATAGCACCGATGCTATGTTGCTTAATGTGATTGTAAGTACATTTTGTCGTTGGGTTGATACCGAAGAACAGCTAGAGCAGTACATTAAAGAGCATGACGGCTCTTATTTTTGCGTCACGCCAAACGGTTACGAACAGCCGCACCAATTATTTTATGCAGCACGACACTTAAAGCGTGACTTGCTGCAATGGTTGCCAGAGGCTTGCTTAACTATTCAAAGTTTTAGAAAAGCCAAAAACTTAATGGGTCAGCCACAACAACCCAGTCTTTTTGATAATGATAATTTAACAAACTTTGTAGGCAGTAAACCACGTCTTGTGGGTGGTTGATGTTAAACGCCGATCTTGACTATGACCAATACGGACGTGATGTATTGGCTGGAAAAATTGCCGTTTGTAAATGGACACGTTTGGCGGTTGAGCGTCATTACAAAGATTTAGAAACAGCAGCATCACGTGGTTTAGTGTTTAGTGATTTACACGCACGGCACGCCTTACAGTTTTTTGATTTTTTAAAACATAGTAAGGGCAAGTGGGCAAGACAGCCGTTTGTGTTGTCGGACTGGCAAGCGTTCTGGACTGCGTTAATGTTTGGCTGGTTACGTTTTGACGGAACACGCCGTTTTCGTAAGGCTTATTTTAGAGTAGCTCGCAAGAATGGCAAAACCACATGGATTGCTGGTATAGGTTTGTATTTGTTTGTAGGCGATGGTGAAGCAGGCGCGGAAGTTTTTACTGCTGCAACTAAGCTGTCTCAAGCAAAGCTAATTCATGTCGAAAGTGAAATGATGGTAAGACAGTCAAAAGACTTGTCTAAGCACATTACCATCCAACGTAATAATTTATTTATTGATGGCACGTCTTGTAAATACGTGCCGTTGGGTGCGGATGCCAAAACAGAGGACGGACTTAACCCACACGGGGCATTGATTGACGAGCTGCACGCGCATCCAACCCGTGAGCTGTATGATGTAATTGACAGTGCAACAGGTTCGCGTGAGCAGCCGTTAATGCTGATGATTACTACAGCAGGATTTGGTGGGCTTGAAACAATATGCCGCGTTGAAGATGAATACGTGAAAGGCATATTAGAAGAAACGATTGAAGATGATAAATACTTTGGTGTGATTTATCAGTTAGATGAAGCTGAAAAGTTAGGCGATGATTTTGAGGACTCTGACGAAAAGTCGGACGATTGGCAAGATGAAAAAACATGGATTAAAGCCAACCCTAATTTGGGCATATCGGTAAACATTGAAAAATTGCGTGAAGCAGCAACCAAGGCTAAACAAGATCCTTCTGCCTTAGATAATTTTTTGACCAAGCATTTAGATATGTGGGTTAAAGGAGCGCGTAAGTGGATGCCACTCAAGCAGTGGAAAAAATGCGCGGCCAAATACACCTTTGATGATTTAAAAAACGCTGATGCTGTTTTTGCTGGGCTTGACCTTGCCAGTGTAAGCGACCTTTGCAGTTTGGTGATTGTGGCTAATATGCCCAATGGCAAAAAACGCATTTGGGGTAAACATTATTTGCCTGAAGACAAAGCACTGGCTACCGAAAACAAAAACGCTGCACTGTATAAGCGTTGGGCTGATGCAGGTTGGTTGACACTCACCGAAGGCAATGTGACTGATTACGATTACATTGAGCGTGACATACATAGCATGATGTCGTGTTTGTCTATTCAAGAAATTGCGTTTGATAAATATAACGCCACTCAAATTGTAAATAACTTACAAGCCGAAGATGTGCCGATGGTCGAATTTAGACAAGGCTTTTTGTCTATGTCGCCTGCCATGAAGCAATTAGAAATTGATATTTTAACGGGTCGGCTTGAGCATCCCAATGACCCTGTTATTAACTGGGCCATTAGTAATGTTGTGTTGTCGCGTGATGCGGCGGGTAATCAAAAACCCGACAAGGAAAAATCTATTGGCAAAATTGACCCTGTGGTTGCCATGATTATGGCAACAGGACGAAGTAATTTATTTACCGAAGATATTCCTTCTTCTATTACTGTATTTTAATTATGAAAAAACGACACGCAAAAGCAAGACGTAAACCGCTTGTGCAAAACGCTACTTCTACCAACATGAGCATGGCTAGTTTTAATGAGTTTGTGACAGATGGTGTTAGTACAGCAGGCGTGTATCTTAACGAGCGCACGGCATTAACTATCAGTGCAGTGTTTGCTTGCATACAATTGATTGCTGGAGCTGTCAGTAGTTTGCCTTTGCCTGTGTATCGTATTGCTGCCAACGGTGATAGAGAGCGCGTAGAGCATGATAATTGGTGGTACGTTAATCAACAAGCAAGCCCCGTGTATTCGTCCAGTGCGTTTTGGTCTTACATTATTTTAAGCAAGTGCTTGCATGGTGATGGTTTTGCGCGGATTCATCGTGTTACACCTTACACTGACGATGTAAAAATGCTTGAGCCGTTGCACCCATTAAATGTGCAAGTGTGCCTCAACCCTAACGATTCAAGCCGTAGATTGTATGTAGTGACAAACAACTTAACAGGCATTACTGAAACGATTGACCAAGACGATATTTTGCATTTTAGCGGCTTAGGTTTTAATGGCTTGCGTAGCCTTAGCCCGTTGCGTTAATCACAAACTCAGGTTTGCTACCCTCGCCAAAAAAGTCAGCACTAAAATTATCCGCAGCCAAGGCAATGCCACCTGAAAACTTTAATGAGTA